ACGCGGAAGACGGTGGCTTTGGAGAGGTCGAGTTTCGTTTTCGCCGTCGTCGCTTTGAGCGATTCTTCTTTGAAGCCTTCGAGGTCGGTCAGCGTCTTGGCCGTGATCGCCGCCATGATCTGATCGCCTTTTTCGACCGTCCGGGCGCTGGTGCCCTCCTGTTTGCGCGTGATCGTGAGCGTGCCCGAGCTGTTGGCCGTAACGCGGACGATCTCGGCGTTCGTAGACAGCGGGCTCGCGCCTGCGGGCCAGACGACGGCGTTGAAGGGCACAGCCGGGAAGACGGTCCCCGAGGCCACCACCATCGACGTGCCTGTCGTGGCAGGGCTCGGCGCTGTGCTCACCGTCGAGTAGGCGAAGTTGGCTACGGCGTCCATATGGGCTCCTTAGCGGGGAATGACCGAGTAGCGCGGCGTCACGAATACGGCGGCAGTGAAGGCGTCGCCGATCGTCGTCTGATCGGCCTCTTCCAGGTCGTTGCGGTCGGCCTTGACGAGAATCCGGCTGGTGCGGTTGGCCGAGCCGTCCTGGGGGACAAAGAAGCGAGCGCCGCGGTACTGGGGCACCGGGCCGTCGTAGGTGCCGGTGCTGTCCTGGGCGAGCGTGCCGTCAGAGCGGGCTTCCATCACCCGCGAGGGCGCTACGCAGTAGGGGACAGCGCCGAGTTTGGCTACATGCACGCTCGTAAACCTGCGCGGTTGGGTGCCTATTCCCCCTTTGGCCTGGTCGTGGATGCCGCCCTTACCCGACGCGAGAGCGCCGCCTGTGACCAGCGATGGGTGCGATCCTGCCAGCGAGAACGGCGCTCCTGCGAGTTGGCCCTGGGTGCTGATCTGACCGTCGGGAGAAGCCACTGCGCTGATCGAGAAGGGGTACTGTTCGATCGCGTTGAGGCTGAGGGCGATGGACGTTTCGTTGAGGTAGGTGTTGATCCCTGCCACCTTCACGCCGAGCACGACCCGAAGCGGTTCTCCCCCGCCGGCGGCTTGGCAGAGCACGAACGCGAGGTTTTCTTTGTTGGTCCAGCTCAGAACCGCACCGAAGTACGCTCCGAGGTTGCAGAAGCGCCCCTGTATGAAGATCGCTGAGTTCGCCAGCGATGAGCCGATCACGCCGTAGCGCGCTTCGCTGTCGGTCGTCGTGGATCGACTGACTTCTTCTTTGGTCACGGCCCAGTCGGTCGTCGCGCCCGACGTGGCCCATGCCCCGCCGATCGCCGCGAGGCGTCCGTTGAGGCTGCCGGAGAGCGTCCCAGTCGTGAAGTTGTCGAAAGCCGAGGCTGTCCCCGGTTCGGTAGCCGTGACACCCCGAGCCTTGCCGTAACCCTCGAGCACGGGTATCAGGACGATGTAATCGACGTGCAGGACATCGACCGCCGCGCCAGCTGAGCTGTACGCTTCGATTCGCCCGGACCACTTCTGCGTTCCCGCTTGCGCCGGGGTGATCGACACAGTCCCTAGATCGACCTCTACGAAGGAGCCGACAAGGTTGGGTGTCTGCCACTGGTTTGCTCTGAACGGGCCGCTGCCGTCCTGCCATGAGAGACGCAGGTGGATGTTCTGGGCGAGGCTGCCGACGTTGAGTTCGGAGTAGACGCGCGCCTTGATCCGATAGGTGCCGACGTGCCCCAGGTTGCCCGTCGAGCAGCAGATCGTCGGTTCGGTGATGAGCGTCGTGGCGATCGTGCCTTTGGTCGCGCCTGCGCGTTTGTAAGCGCCGAGTGAGTTCAGGGCCGTAGACTGCGCACCGCCTTCGGGCGTCATGTCTTCGGAGTCGAGGATCAGGCTCGTGGCGGCGTTGTAGTAGCGGTTCTCCAGCCCCCACTCCACGAACCTGCGCCCTATCGCCGCGGTGTCTTTGACAACCAGCCTGCCCTCTGCCGGGATGTCGCCTTCGACCGTGGGGACGGTCAACGTGACGACCGAGAGGCCCGTTTCGATCGATTTCGCAGCTGCTGCTTCGACCTCTGCGCCGTAGCCGAAGGGCTTGCAGGTCATTGAGATGTTGACCTTGATCGAGGCGGCGAAGTAGCCCGCGTCCGCGCCTTCCATCACGATCGGAATGCCGGTCACTTCCCCGGTGAGGACGTAGAGCGTGATTTTCTTCGTGGAGTTGGCGGGCGTCCATTCGAGCGGGATGCCGCCGGGGTTCTTCTCGGCCTCCTGGAGCTGGTCTACGAGTTCGCCGACCTTGGCCAGCGCTTCGTTCATCGTCGGGCGCGTGACGCGGACGGTGGCTGTGACGACGCGGTTTTCGTAGAGCGGGGTGCGGATCAGGCGCGAGCCGTCCGAGTCTGCCCCCTGCGCCCACTCGGGCTTCTTCTTCGGCGGGGTGAGGTCGACGGCTTCGGTGACGTAGGCGCCGGCTTCGTTGTTCAGTTCTAGGCCGTTGAGGGTCAGGCCCTCCTGGATCGCCATCAGTAGCTCGCCGCGGTTCCGGCGCCTGCGGTGAGCTGACGACCCTTGTAGCCGACGCCGGCGATCTGGCCCGAGATCACGTCGGCGAGCGACTTCAGCAGCGAGGCTGACTCGACGGCGCTGACGCCCGATGCGATCTGTGAGAATTCCTTCAGCACCTTGGCCGATTCTTCGAGCGCCTTGGTGTGGGCTTCGAGCGCGTTCGTCGCGTTGGTGACGGCCTGGGCGAATTCGCGCAGGTCGCCGAGTACCTGCAGGCGTCCTTCTTCGGAGAGGGCACCGAAGCCGCCGGCGAGGGCGCGGTTGGCGTTGGCGATCTTCTCGGCCTTGCCCTGGTCTTCTGACTTCAGCCCCGCTCTGACTTCGGCGTCTACTTTGGCGTTCGCTGCCTGGTAGGAGGAGAGGTCGCCTGCCTGCTGGTTGGCGGCGGCTTCTGCGATTTCTGCCGGGAGCGCGACGTTGAGCGTGTGTTCGGCTTCGAGGATCGCGGTTTCGGTCGAGGCGATCGTGCCGCCGAGTTCCTTCGCGTCGTTCTGGGCCTGTTTGACCTTGGCGTCGAATTCAGCGGCCTTGTGCAGCGCTTCCTTCTTCGCCCCTCCGTGCTGGTGGCGGGCGAGCTTCAGGTAGGAGTCGCGGACCTTGGCCCAGTTCTTCGCTTCGGCGCGTATCGCCCGCAGCTCGCGTTCGTAGTACTTCTTCTGCGTCTGGGCGGTGAGGACAGCCTGCGTGTCCCGCGCTCGAGCGGCGCTCTGGCCGCCTGCGGTCGTGAGGTCGGGTTTGTCGAGCGCCCATTTGGTCTGACGGGCCTGGAGGAAGGCTCCGACGCTCGTAGCAGCTTCGCCGTAGTGTTCGCGCATCGCGTGGGCTTCGCCAGCGCCCTGGACCCCGACATGCAGGCCCATGCGCTGAGCGGCGGTGAGGATCAGCTTTTCGGCCCGTTCCTGCGCCCGCTTGACGGCGTTTTCGATGCGTTCGTTGATCTTGCCGCTTTCGCCTTCGCGGATCACCGAGCCTGCCCCGCCTGAGCGATAGATCGGCGTGGCGTAGGTGCCTTCGCCTGCTTTGCGGTGGATGACTTCGACCTTGCCACCCGACGTATTGCCCTCAATCGTCGTCACCTTGTCCCCGTGGACCGACTGCACGAAGCCGACGTGCGAGTCGCCGAACATCATCAGGTCGCCGACGTGCGGGGTGTGGCCGACGCCCTTCTTGTAGCCGTGCGTGCCAGCTTCGGCCCATTCGCGGATCGTGGCCACCGAGGCTGTGCGGACCGCCTTGTTGGCTCCGCCCATCATCGCGGCCGTGGTGGCGAACTCAGCGCACCATGCAGCGGCTCGGGTGTGGAATTCCTTCTGCAGCGCGTCGAGTTCGGGGCCGGTGTTTTTGCCCGTTGACTCGCGGAACTTGCCGACGTGTTCTTCGGCCCATTTGTCGATGGCAGCGGTGTCCGGACCCTTGGCCTTTTCGTGGCTCGGGAGTGTGCCCTTGCCTTCGAGGGCGGCGGCGTGCTTTTCCATCGCTTTGGTATGCGCCTTGCCTACCCCAGCGAAGTGCGTGCCCCACGGCGAGGCGTTGATCAGTTCCTCGACCTTCTTGACCGAGGCGCCCGACTGGATGGCTTCAACAACCGCGTGATATTTCGGCCCGGAGAGCGTCTTCAGCGTCGCTTCGAGCCCCTGCCCCCAAGAGGTATATGCCTTTACACCGACGGAGTTAATGCCTCGAGCGCCGGGCAGATCCAGGGTCGTGTTTAGGGGGTTGAAGCGAGCGTCGTTGTTCCAGTTGCCGCCCTCCTGCTTCATCCAGGCTTCGAGGGCTGCCCTGCTGCTGCCTCCGGTGGGGGCTCCGATGGAGAGGAGTACCGTTTCGGCGAACTTACGCGGCGATACGTTCCCGCTCAGGCCACCCATTTGCTGCGCCTGCTTGACCCACGCGCCGCCGCCCTTGCCCGGACTCCATCCTTCCCGTTCGTTTTCGTCTTCTTCCTTCTTACTCGGGCGCCCGGCGAAGGCCCATTCGTCCTGGCTTAGGTGGCCGACCTTTTCGATGGCGGGGATGAGGCCGAAGCTGATCGCCGACGTGAATTCGTTGACGTTTTCGATCATTTCGTTGAGCCTGTCGACAACGAAGTTGGCGACGGCTTCGGCGGCCTTTTCGATGGCGGCCATGTCCCGTTCCCAGTGCTGGCTCAGCTCGAAGGCGGCGGCGGCGAGTATGACGAGGGTCGCACCGATCCCGGTGGTTATCAGCGCCGCCTTCACCGTGTCCGACGCCGCCACGCTAGAGGCCGCTATTGCGGCGTTATCAGTCTCAACCGCCGCTGCCGTAATCCCCATCCGAACCGCGAGAACTTTGGCCGCTTCGACCATCGTTTTGATGCCGCCAACGAATTTGGCGACCTTGCCTACGGCGAAGTCCACCACGGCGGCGGCGAGGACGGTGGTGATGACACCTGCGAGCAGTTTGGCTGCCGTCTTGTGCTTGTCGAGCCAGTCGATCCCGTCGCGCAGGGCTTCGACCATTTTCTTCAGCACTGGAATTACTTTGTCGCCAATCGAGGCGGCTGCGTTTTCCATAGCCGCCCGCGCCTGTTTGGCTTGCCCGGATAGCGTTTTGTGCTCCTGCGCGGCGGCTTTGGCGGTGGTGCCGGTCTGCCCTACTCGTTTCGTCCATTCGTCAAACGCCTGCGGCCCCTGGTGGATGACTTCAAGCATCTGCTTGGCGGCGTTCTTGCCGAACAGGAGCGACGCCGCCTGGATCTGCGAGCCCTGGTTGAGTTTGCCGAACGCCGGCTGCATCTGTTCGATGACGGAGCGCAGGCCGACGAACTGCCCCTTTGAGTTGAAGACGTGGACGCCGAGGTCTTTGAGCGTCTGTTCGACAGGCTTGGTTTTGCTCAGGAGGGTTCCGAAGACACCACCGAGGGCGCCCATCGTCAGGCGCCCAGCGACACCCTGCTTGGCGAGCTCGCCCATCAGGGCTGCCGTCTCCGTCACCGAGGGCGCAAGGGCGCCGAGCCTGCCTCGCGCTTTGTCGAGGGTGGTGGTGAATTCTGCGACCGTCGTGCCGGTGGCTTTGGAGGCGTTGAAGAGGATGTCGGAGGCTTTGCCCGCTTCTTCGGCGCCCAGGCTGTAGGTCAGCATGACTTTGCCGAGGGCTTCGGTGGTTTCCTTCAGGTCACCGCCGGTGGCGTCGGTGAGATCCAGCGCCGCCGCCATCACTTTCATCGACTCGCCGGCGTTCAGCGCCCGCCCTTCGATCGTCTTCATCTCACCCGCGATACCGGCGAAGGCTTCGCCGATCTTCGCGCCCGAGAATTCGACGGTGCTGGGGAATTTGCGAAAGGCGTCCTCGATTTTCTTGCCAGCCTCGGTGGTAATGCCGCTGGCCTTGGCAATAGCCACGCCCGCGTCTTCGACGTGCATCGCCATGGCAACGCTTCCGCCGATGACCGCTCCGGTCGCCACCGTGCCCCATTTGGCGAAGGCCGCGTTGCTCTTGGACACCGAGGCAATAGCCTTGTCGTGGGCTGCCGCAACCTTTGCGGCGGCGGCCTCCTGAGCGGCTGCGCCCGACTTCGCTGATGCGGCGATCTTCGCCTGCGCATCCTCGGTCGCCCTCGCGGCGACGGCAGCTGCGCGCTCGACCGAGGCTGCGTTCCCTAGGAAGACGACCTCTGCTGTACGGGCCATGCCTACCCCAATCCGCCCGCTTGGGCCTTCGCTTCTATGTAGGCTCGGGCCTTTTCAAACCCCCCGTAGGTGAGCTTGTGCCAGTCCCACTCCTGAATGCCTAGGTGGTCGGCGTACTCTGGGCTCCACTGCGGGATTTGCCCTTGGCCGGCGCGGAATCGTTCCCGCCGGCCGCCTGAGGGTCGGCCTTCTTCTCCTCCTCCTCGGCCTGCTTCTGGAACGCCTCGATAAAGAGGCCGTACTTCAGCTTGCGGGCCTTGGCGAGCACTTCATCGGTGTCCATCTCCTCATGCGCCCTCTGGACACCCACGGCGACGACGCCGGTGATCTGGCGAGGCTCGAGGAAGTTGTATTCGCGGATGTCGGCGAGGCCGAAATGCCCTTGCAGGAACTCCAACTCGCCGAGCGTCAGCTCACTCGGGTCGACCTCGACGGCATACTGCTTGCCGTCGATCTTAACCTTCAGTCCAGCCATGCATCCCCCTTCGTTGTGTAGGCTCTCCGCCGATGAACTGGCGGAGCATCCTGATCGTGGTCGCCGTCGTCGCCCTGATCGGCTTCTATCTGCATGGCACCTTCGACCGCGTGTTGTACGGAGTCGGGCTCAACTTCAACGAATGCGCCCGCAACGGCTTCGGAGCGACGTTCTGTGGCAAGGAACTAGACGAGTACCGCGAACGGGTCCAGGGCGTGCAGGAACGGCTAAGAGCGCTCCAGCGGCACTAGCCAGCCTCGAACTCCCGCACGATGAAGTCGAGCAGCTCCTCCATCTCGGCTTCTATGACCGCAGCGTTCGATGCCACGGCCCTGTTCATCCAGTGAGAGGCCTTTGCGGCCTTGACGTGCGGGCCACGCGCGGCCCAGCCCGCTTTCGGGCCTCCACCGACGTTCTGCACTCCTCCGTGCGGGGCGGTCGAGTAGACCGACGCCGAGCGGGCGGTGACCGACACCTTCACCGAGTCCTCTAGTCGCGGTTTGCCCGGCCTTGCGTTCTTGGTGTCGTGCGTGACGAACTGCGGCGCTGCGCGAGCGACGGCCTCGCCCATCTCTCGTAGGCGCTGCTGGAGCTCGTATTGCAGCCCGAAGTTGCCGCGACCGCCTTCGATGCGCCTGAGCGCCGCGTTCAGCTCCGTGAAGCCGTGGACCGCGACGCCTTGGTCGGCGACGGCATACTTCGCCATCGGCTACAAAGCCACGTCGGTCGAGACGTAGGTCGCCGTGCAGGGCGGCGCCGAGGTGTTGTCTTCGACCATCAGCGGGATCGTCTGCGTGAGCGCGCCCAGGTCTTTGATGTTCGGCGTGTCGCCTTCGAAGCGGGCGAACGGAAAGACGAATTTGAGTTCGAATTTGGTCACGTCGGTCGTCATTTTGTTGCCGACGAACGCGACTTCGACTTCCTTGGCTTCGCCTTTTTCGAAGAATTTGTAGAGGGTCTGATCGGTGTAGTCAACTTCGAGGTCGATTTTGATGCTGTTGAAGGCGTTCGTGAGCGGCTGTAGCCGGGTGGCCGAGCCGAGTGCAAACCGGCTGCCGTCGGTGGGCTTCGCGAACGTCAGTTTCACGGATTTGGCGAATTTCTGTTCGACGCTGTTGATCTTCAGGATCGCCTGGATGAAGTTGAAGTTTTCCAGGCCCGCGGGGTAGGTCACCGTCCCGATCGTCTGTTCGGAGTTCTCGTCCTTCGCCTGGATCGCGGCCTGGGCGGTAAGGAACCCGCCAGTCGCCATGTCGAACGTCAGCGAGTCGAAAATCGCTCCCGGGTAGCAGTAGGAGTCGACCGTGCCGCCTCCGACCTTCGGAGCGGCCTTCACGAACGTCATGCTCTTGTTGAACGGGTCGGTGGTCCCGATTTCGTGAACCTGCGTGTAGGTTTCGGTCAGCGTTTTGGTCGGCGTGACCGTTTTGCCGTGCAGCATGTTCAGGAACGGGCCGAAGCCCTTGTTCGCGACCTCGACGCCGAGGTTGCCGCCGGCGGTGCGAGTCGTTGCGACGGTGCGCGTGCCGGTTGCGAACGTGCGCCCCGCCTTGATGCCTGCCGAGCGCTGGAAGTTCTGCTGCCGGCCAAGCGTCTCGCCAGCTAGGAACTCCGACCATTTCGAGGGTGCGACAGAGGTGCCCCATGCCGACTCGATCGCGTAGCCGAGCGCACCTGAGATGCCAGTATTGCCTTCGAGTGGCATGCCTTACTCCTTCTCGCCCGAATCGGGCTTCGCGGCGGATGAGCTCGACTCCCAGTTGCCTGAGGCCTCGAGTTCCTTGATGTCGATCCCGTCCGGTATCTCTACGGACGAGCCTCGCTTTGCGATCGTGCCGTCCGGGAGGACTACCTCCGCGTGCGACCCGACGTAGATGCGCTTGGGCATCGATGACCTCCCGGTCGGTGGTTGACTAGATGCGGGCGACGACCTGGACCTCGAAGAGGACCGTGACCTTCCAGCCGTCGTTGCCGCCTACTGCTTTGGATTGAAAGCGTCCGGCGATGGCCCACTGGACCTGCGCTTCGAAGCCGAGTTTCGGTTCTTCGGCGATTGCCTTTTCGATGGCGAGAACGATCTCCCAGGTGCGGGCTTCCGTGCCTTCGCCGTCGGTGCCCTCGCGGAAGACCTCGACTTCGACGCCTACGGAGTAGTCCTCTTGGCGCTGGTGAGGAGTGGGACCGCCGACGTTCTTCCACTCGCGTTCGCCTCTGACGTCTCCGATGAAGACGTTTTCGGAGAGGTCGTAGTCCTCGTTGGGGCGGTTGCCCCAGACTTCCGTTTCGGCTTCGACAGCTCCCTCGAAGATTTCCTTCAGCCGTGCGATGACGGCCGGGACGGTGGAGACTCCGGCGCTCATGCCGAGGGGGTCGGCCTGACCCAGCGCTTCAGGCCCCAGACGACGGGCAGCGGCAGGTCATAGCCCACGGGCAGCGGTCCTTCGCCGAATTCGGTGAGGTTGGGCTGGCCTCCCTCGCGGCGCAGGTGAGCCCACGCCTCGACCGTGACCTTGGCCCAGTGTTCGATCTCGGTAGGGACGCTCGCCGTGCCCCAGTCGGCTTCCACGTCGATGCGGCGGGTGTGGAACGGCAGTCCTGCCGTCGGGACGGTAGTTGCGGAGGCAACGAACGCCGGTAGACCGACCAGCCGCACGCCGAAGAACGTCCCGTCGCGCTCGGGGAAGGGCCATTCGCGGAACTGGCCAGCTTCCAGTTTCGTGCCGCTTTCCACGTCGGGGTCGAGCGTGACTTCGCGCAGCACGCGGTACTCGTAGGGCTTCAGGTCCAACAGCTCGAAGCCGTCGCCGTTGGGCTCGAACTCGAAGCTGCGGACCTGTTTGTTCGTCGGCCCGAACTCGCGGTTGCAGTGCCGTGGGATGGCCTGCGACGCCCCCAGGATGAGGACTTCTAGATCCTCATCCTGGAGTTTGTCGCGGACCGACTTGCCCATGAACTGGCGCACCGAGTCGACGTCAACCAGTTCTGCGGCAGCCATGAGGCGTTAGCCCCTCTTGATGTGGACGACCGAAACCTTGCCGGTCGTGCCCGCAGTCCATTTGAGCTTCACCAGTCCACCTTCTGAGAGGTGGCGGGCCGACTCGATCAGGATGATCTGGAGCGTTTTTTCGGCCATTTTGACTTTCAGGGTGCCGAGCCCTTTGCGCAGCGCCGGAGGCGAGTCGCCTGCGGTGACTTCGCATTCCTTTTCCGCTGCGGTGGTGTGTTCGATGACCAGGAACGCCCGTTCCCAGTTGCCCCATTCGATGTTGTTGCCTTCCGTGGCGCTGATGGCGACAGGTTTGACGCCCGCCACTAGCGCGGCGGTGGGGGACAATTCGACGCCTTCGCCTGCTTTCACTTCGAGGACTTCTGATGCTTTGGTGAGTGTTGCAGCCATGTGATTTCCACCTCCTCGCTAGTTGTTTTCGATCAGGACTTTGACGAGCTGCGACGGGCGGACGACCTTGCCGCCGTAGACGTGCAGCCCCTTGATGGCTTCGGCGAACCGCTTCTCCGGCGAGTACGCTTCGACCTTTGAGATCTGCTCCGCGAACGTCCACGCGATCGGGTGCCCCGCGCAGCATTTGAATTTGGTCGAGGCTTCCGGCACGTCGTTGGACTGGTAGACCCGGAAGTTCGCGGCGTAGCCGACGAACCCGTTGGTCGCGGGAGGCATCCCGCCTTCCAACTGGGCGCGGTTCCCGGTCGTGCCGTAGCCCACGAACCTGATGTCCTTCTGGAGGTTCGCGACTGCGGCAGGCGGCAGGATGATGAACCGTTTGCCGTCGTCCGGGGTGTCCGTTTCGTCCAGCTTGACGCCGGCTTCCACGATGTTGTTGTAGACCGCTTCCGCTGTCGACCGTTTGAAGCTCGAGACTTCGCTTCCGGCCTGTTCCCAGCTTTTGGCGGTGAATTCGTCCGCTTTTTTGCGGAGCTTGTACGCGGCCCGGCGTGCGGCCTCTTCGAGCAGCGGCGTGTTCGCCTGTACCCGGTCGATGTTGTCCAGCTGGAAGTTGAAGTAGTCCTGCTGGTCGATCACCAACGTCTGCGCCGCATCAGTCAGGTTGTCCATCGTGATGTCGGTGTCCTTCGTGTACGAGCGGACTTCCGGGTCGCCGATGGAGATGATTTTCACCGAGTCCCCGGCTTCGCGGATGTCGCCCTCGTAGTCGCGCGAGATCACGTCCGGGCCGTTGTAGACCAGGAGCGTGTTCAACGCACGGAGGATCATTTTCGACCAAATTGTCGGCCGAGCGTTCTGGATGGACATGAGCGTCCATACCTCCTTGCGGTGTGGTTATGCAGTTGGCACGCCACGCCGCGGGAGGGCGGCGGGAGAAGCTACTGCGGTGATGTGCGGAGAACCGCCTGCACCTCCGCATACCTGGCGTCGAATTCGCTATCCGGAAGGGCTTCCACGTCCTCGATAGTGCGGAGCGGGGCCTTCCCGGGTGGCGGCTTCGGGCCGGTGTCGGGGGTTGCGGCGGGGGTGAGCACCTGTCCGATCTCCGGGGGTGCCTGCTGCTCTTTGGCGATTAGGTGCGGCGAGGACTCGGCGATCCGCGCAAGTGCGGCCTCCGTGAGCCCGTCGTCCTGACCGTCCTCTGGCGAGATGCGACCGATCACGTCGGTCGGGTCGAGGAACTTCGCCTTCGACGCGAGTCGCGTGATCCGCTGCTCGCGCTCGATCCGAGCGTTGTTTGCTTCGGCCTTCTGGAGGGCTTGCTCGCGCTGCTCAGCCAGCTCTTTCCATTTGCCCTGCTCGGCTTCGCGCTCCTCTTTGGCTTTCTTCTGCTCGGCCTCGAGCTTGCGCGATGCCTTCTCGGCCTCGGCCACACGGCGCCTGAGCGCTGCGGCCTCCTGCGCCGGCATCGTGACCGTCTCCGGCTGCTCGGGTACTGCGGGTGCGTCCGGTGTCGCCGCAGGGGCGTCTGCCTCTGCGGCGGGTGCGTCATCTGTCATTGGGTTTCCTTCCTTGCCAGGCGATTTGTCACCCGCAGCGACGCGGGACCATCTGGCGCTTGGTTGGCGTCCAACCCGGACGCGGGGCTTGCCCCGTTAGGGGCGCAAGATTGGGCCTTGACAGGCGTTACCGCGTTCGCTACTGTGCGTTACCAATGGCCCCACGAAAGCAAATAAATCTGCGCATCGAGGCTGACCTTTTGGAGCAGATCGAAAGGAGTCGGCGATCCGGAGCGCACGCGGGTATGGCTGAAATGTCCCGAGACAACTGGATACGCCTCGCCATCCACAATCTGCTACGCGACCTCAGCGCGACACCGCCCGAAACGGACGAGGACCGATATCGGAAGGCGGAGCAGCGCATGGCGAACGTCATCTCGGTGCTCGTCGAGGACAAGGAGCTTCCACTACGACCCGGCATGGCGGACCGACTGTTGGCGGCTACCAAATGGCGCCCACGCAATGCTCCGCGCTAGTTACCCATCCGTCTGTCCCCGCTGCCACTGGTCAATCTCGCCAGGCGATGAGATTGGTACACCCGACGATTCGGAGGAATGGCTATGCGCCGAATGCCTCAACGACGAGCCCGAGCGTGTCGACTACTTCGAGCACCTCTCATCGCCCGCGTGGCGCACGATCAGAGCGCAAGCGCTTATGCGTGCTGGTCGGCGCTGTCAGCTCTGCGCGTCTCAGCGCGGCTTGGAGGTTCATCACAACAGCTACGCCCACGTTGGCCGCGAGGCCCCTGAGGATCTCGTCGTGCTGTGCGGCGAGTGTCACGCAACCTTCCACGGAAAGCTGGCTGCCTAATGACGATAGAGTTCGTTGACTGTCCGTTCCACGATGCCCGCCATCCGGACATGATGATCGACACGGAGCTGGATGCCTTTTATTGCCTTGGCTGTCACGCCTCGGGCGACGCCCGCTTCCTCTTGGAGTTGATTGGGCGGGAACACATCCCGCCGCAGACACTCAGCCCAGGGCTCTTGGAATTCGCACAGCGACCAACCGAATCGGACTCGACTCAACGCAACTAACCCACGCGCACAATACGTCGCAGCATGCGCCTCAGGCGGTTGCGACGTGAGGGCTTCTGCCCATCGATCTGGCCGTTGACGACATCGGCCAGACTCTTGCTCAGAGCTTTGGAGTCGATGACTCCGAACCCTGAGGACACCTCCGCGAACTCTCGAAGTGCGGCCGTCGTTTGCTCGAGAGCGGCTGTGTGCGCTTCCGTCTTCGCGGTCGCCTGTTTTATCCCCACTGCCATCTTGCTCAGTTCGTCCTTCGCCGCATCGGCTTTGGCCTGAAACCCTGCCGCCTTAGCGAGCGCTTCGTATCGAACCACGGTGTTTTTAGTGCGGCAGGCAAGGCTCCTGTAGGAGTCACGCAGCCTCAGCCACGCCTCCACTTCCTTCAGCAGCGCTTCGCACTCGGCGCTCATCGGTTCGTCTCGTCTTCTCTGAGCGGCGCTGCGCGCTGCGCTTTAACGGGCGTTTCCGGTTTCGCCGGGATCTGGTTCGGATCGCCGGCCGGGAGCGCTTGGGGATCGGTGCTCGCTGTCGGCTCCATTTCGGTGATCGGGCGCACGTTGTTGCGCTGGACGTGCGGGATGTCGGCGAGCCCTTCGGGGTCGGTCTTCGGGTCCACGGGCGGCATGTCGATCATCAGCCGGGCCTCGTTCAGGGTTGCCAGCCCGTTGTTGAAGGCCTCTGAGGCGGCGTCGATCTCCTCGCGGCGGTTCCCTCGCAGCACCTCGGCCAGGTCGAAGCGGACGTAGAGGTCGTTGCCCCACTCTTCCTCTTCGTCGATCAGCTGGGCCTGCAGGATTTCCTCGATCAGCTTCAGCCACGGGCGCAGCGTCGTGACGTAGAGGATGCGGTGTAGTTCTTCGACGTTGGAGTACGTGCCGTGGGTGAGGTCGCCGATCATCGGGGGCGGGATGTCGTAGACCATGGCGAACTCTTCGCGGCCAAGGTTGCGTGCTGCGATGACCTCTGCCTCTACGGCGGTGAAGGCGTGCTGTTCCCATTTGAAGCCCGGGGCGAGCAGCGCCGTCTTGAAGGCGTTATCCACGCCGCCGTGGACGCGGGAGAGCTCCGCTTTCAGCATCTCGCGCTCGTTGTCGCGGTAGCGATAGCCTTCGGGCGGGACGACGGAGCTGCCGGGGCGCTGGCCGTTCTGGAACGCCGCTGACTGGTATCTGCGCGTCGCGTCGTCGAGCTTGACCGTTTCAGCGAGCGTCTTCAGCGGCGAGACGCCGAGGCCGTGCAGGTCTTGGGATTCCCAGGCCAGATGAACGCTGTCCTGCGCTGAGAAGAAGCGCTGAACGCCGGTCTGGAAGGTCGACCACCACTCCACCGGAGCTCCGAGGGGGGCGTAGCCGGCGATATAGGGCCATGAGACGTTCAGAAGGCACTCAGGAGCGCCGGATTTGGACGCTCCGCGCCACTTGGCGAGCAATCCGTTGCCGTGGACGAGCGCTGAGCGCGTCAAGCCCTGCTTCCAGTACGCCTGACCCCTTCTCGGGGCTGGTTTGTTCAGCAGATCGCCGAGAGGATGGCCGCGAATCTCTTCCGGGGCGTCTTCGGAGGCCGGTCGGTCGTAGACATTCACCGGCAGCGTCGAGATCAGCCGCACGAGCTTGTTGACGACCGCTGCGCAGTTGGGGTTGGCCTCGTAGATCGTCTCGTAGGTGGCCGTGAGGCTCCCAGAGAGCGCCAGCGAGCCCTGTCCGCCCGCCGTGACGATGTAATTGTCGCGGAAGACCGGGGCCTGCGTCGAGAGAAGCCTGTCGTCGCGCGTTACGAGCGTCGTCATGTGGGCTCCGGGACTGCCATCTGAATCCACACCCCCGGTCCCCTCGGAATCACGATCTCGCCCTTCAGATCGGCCTCGTCGTCCAGTGATTTGCCATGTGCGAGGACCAAACAGTCGCGGTAGGCGTGCAAGAGGACTCCCTGCAGCGATGGACCGGCGTGGTGGACGATCACGGTGCGTCCCTGCAGCTTGCGAAGCCCTCTGTTCATTAGCCAACCATCTCCATGAGCGGACCGTCATAGGGAGCCAACCCGAGCGCTCTGGAACCCCACGCGGCGAGCGTCACGGCCACCAAGGGCGAGATGTCGGTGCCCGAGTTCTTGCGAGACCAGGCCCAGGCGTCGCTCAGAGGGCGCTTTGCGGCACCAGAGACCGCGGCATTGAGCTCAGGCGTCCCCAGATGGCGAAGATCGCCCTGCTCAACGAGGTCGAAGAAGAAGCCGCACGCCTGCGCGTACTCCTTCGCGCTCAGGATCGTCACCTTGACGCCCAACTCCTCCAGATCGGGGAGCAATGAGGCCACCGGGCCGGCTGCGTCCATCAAAACATCCGCCGCATCGTGCTTCTCGACCAATTCGGCGGTTCTCTGCGCCATCCAGCCCGTTCCCTGACGACGGTCGACTACCTCGACGTGCGAAAGGCCATCTGCGCGGAAGCCCGCGACCCCGATCGACCCGTGAGAGCGGTTCGGCGAGACATCGAGGGCAAAGCAGACCGGATCTAGAGCGCCCGAGCGCCTGTCCTGACAGTCGGTCCAGAGTTGAGGGTCGATAACCACACTTGCAAGGCCGTCCGTGCGCGGCCAGTCGCCGACACCGAGGCGCTCGACGGCGAAGGTGCGCGGGTCCATCGACCGCTGCTCGCGCTCGATGTGCTCGTCTGAGATCCGGATGCCTTTGCCGGGGTTCGCAACTCCCTGAACCTCGGAGTTGGTCGCGTCCTCGTGCGTAACCGCGCCGGGGTGGTCGAAGGGGGCCGACCACTCGAAGTAGGCGAGCGCCGGGTCATCCCCCTTCAGCCCACGCTCGCGGATGCGCGCAAACGCGACGCCGTTTTCGTCCTTCTCCTGGTCGACCGCTGAGCCCGTATACCAAACCTGCGGGTTGGGTCGTGCCGAAAGCGTCGGAAGTAGCGCGCCGACCGTCGACTCAGGAAGGTCCATCGCCTCATCGAGGATCAGTAGGTCGGCGGTGAAGCCGCGGCCGCCGCCCTTGGTCCGCGTCCTGAACCTGATCCGCTGACGAAGCCCCGTCCGTGGGTTCTTCTTCAGCTCGATCCCCTCCTCGCCGTGGGACTTGGACACCCGTTGCACGCGGGCGTCTAGGTCAGGCGAATCTTCGATCAGGCCAAGCAGGCGCCGGAACGCCTCAAGCGACGTGTCGAACTGGTGGGCCGAGTGGATGATGAATCGCTCGTCCAGCAGGAATAGCCCGGCAAGCTCGCGGGCCTCGAGGATCGCGCCCTTGCCGTTCTGGCGGCTGACCATCAGGCCGACCTCGAACGCCGCCCACTTCCCACCGGGCGCAAGGCCAAGCGATTGCGAGAGGACGAACGCCTCCCACGGATCAAGCTCGAGCCCGACCGACGCCGCGAGCTCCACGGCTTCCGGCCCGCACGAGCTGGACGACAGCGGCACATGGCTAACCCTTGGCTGCTGCTCTCCCCACCTTCTTCTCCCGTTGCTGCCTGAGCTGGTCAACCAGATCGTTCCTCTCCGCCGGCGGTGCCTGCGAGAGCAGAACGCCTAGCGTGTCGCGCAGCTCTTTCGCGGCCATTGACTTCATCGCCAACGATGCCGGACCATCCAGACCACGGGCGATCTCCAAAGCCGCGGCGGCGAGACCCGACTTCGACAGTTGATCCGGCAGGCCGTCAAGTTCTGTCTGCACCGCCTCGAGAACGCTCACCAGAACCTCGATCTCAGTTGTCGGCGCCTGCCGGCGGTACTCCGATTGCACCGACGATGCTCGGGGCCGGTCCAAACCGATCGGTCAAAGTCGCCGTGGCCCAAGTCCCAAGGTTCACCGGGCACGATCGCAAACCCGCATCGCGCGCAAGCCACTTCACCTACTTGCACCTGTCGAGCCCAGCGTCGCCTCAGAGCCTGATGGCGGCCTCCGTAGCCCCTTGCGACGGTTGAACCCCTCACAACCCACCCCCACGACTTTTCAAGCGGGGAGAGACGTCGTTGACTGCGCGGTCAACAACCGACAAAAGCTGGTGGTTTTGATAGCCCCTATGCATCAGTCCACCGGCCACTGGTCGGTCTGGTAGGCGACCACTATCTCCAATGCCTCTGGCCTCGTGAAGCCTTCTGTGGTCAGGCTGTTGAAGTAGCCGTAGAGGAGGTCAGCTCGCATCGCTAGACCTGCCTTCGCCTGATGCATCGCGGCGAGGGGGTCAGCTATGTTCTCGTCCTCGCTCATCGCACTCTCGGTGGGTCGATCAGGTCGGTGAGGCGGTCTAGTAGTTTGGCGATGCGCTTGCGCCATGATGGCTTTGGGGTCAGGATCGCCGAGTATTCATACGACAAGAACCGGGACGCTGCTTCGAGTGCTGCGGTGTGGGCTTCGAGCGCCCCTTCCCCATCGCTGTGCATCACGCCTCCCTTAGAACTGCATCCCTCTGAACGATTGCTTCTTGGTCGAGAACAACGCTTTGCCTTCGGAGTCCTTGCCGTAGCCGCGCCAGTGGTATGGGCCTGATTCTTCTACGCGGATGACGTAGTGGAAGGCGCCTGCTGCGTCGCGGGTGATCTGGCTCGTGCCTTCCTTGGTGGTTGTCGTGCCGTTGGGGGTCGTATAGTCGAAGAAGACCGTGGTGGGGTCGACTCCTGTTGCGGCTGGCAGTCCTTTGCCTTCGAGGAATTCGGCTTCCTCGACCTTGGTCAGTTCGCGATTAGTAGCGGCGAAGCGGCAGAGGCGTTGGCTTCCTGTCGGGGCGTTCTCCATCAGTAGCGCGCTGAGCTGCCGCTGCCCGGCGTAAGGCCGCGATAGTGGACACCCGCAATCTGACCGCTGATCGCATTGGCCAGTACGCCCATCAGGGCTGTGTCGCTCTCTGGCGTCCCGCGCTCGGGTCCGATCAGCCTCAGAACCCATTCGCGCGTCCCGCGATCGAGCTCGACGAGACGGCGCACATCGTTGGAGCTAATCCGTCCTTCGACGAGAAGCTCGCCCATGCGCTGGTCCATATCCATCAGGCATCTCCCGCGTAGGTCTTGACTGTTGGTTCGTCTGAGGCCGTGCCGTAGACGACCGTTGTGTCGCCTGCGAGGGCCGGGATCAGCGTCGAGCTACCGCGTACGGTCCAGGTCTGCACGAACTGAGCGGCTTCGACGCTTACCACCGTGATCGCGCCTGTGCGCAGCGTGATGGTGCTCATGACGACCAGCTTGGCGCTGGATGCTACCCGCGCACCAGCTCTGAGAGCGACCGAAGACTGGGCGATGGATTGGCTTGCCGTCGAGAGGCGTGTCCCTGCTCGCACCGTGATCGTGGTCTGGGCGACGAACTTGGCTGCGACCTGATTGCGCGCTCCCGCTTCGATCACAATGCCTTGCGATTTCCCGGTCACGAACGGCGTAACGCGCGGCGTTGGGTGGTCCATCGTTGCGCTTGCAATCATCGTCGCTGCTGCTTTGACGGCGCTACCCGCCCTGACAGCGACGCTGGCTGAGGCGATGTTCTTCGCCTGAACGCTTGTGGCTGCGCCGGCCCTGACGCTCACGGCTGATTCGTAGGTGGTTTTGCCGCCTTCGGTGCCCGTGCCCCAGATCGAGATCGGGCCTTTGCTTGTTTCTGCGCCCCACTGCCCCGCGGTGATTTCGGAGATCAGTTTGCGTTTTTCCGTCGCCTGCCGACGGGGGGTCGAGTTGCCGGGTTTGTATTTGGCGTTGCCACCGAGAGGCAGGAAGGTCAGCCAGTAGGTGGTGCCTTCGGTCACCGCCGCGCTGAGGCCCGTGGCTTCGTGTTCCCCGGCCGCGTTCGACGTGATTTCCGCTTCAGCCAGCGGAGCGCCTGCTTTGGGTTTGCCCGCTTCGTCGGCTTGGATCGCTATGCGGGATTTGGTGCCGGTGCCGTTGGCCGAGAATTTGACATGTAGCGCCGTCAGCGTCCCCGTTTTCAGCGCTTTGAAGCTGAACGCCTGACCGATTTCGACCGCTGCGGCGACTTCGGCTTCGCCGCCGTCGGTTTCGTGCCCAATGAGCAGCGCCATGACTTAGACGATGTAAGCGTTCTGGAGGACTTTGCTCGTCGTGACCCGGTAGATGTTGCCTTCGATCATGGGCTGTTCGGTGACCGCTTCAACGCCCATGAAGGTGCCGCTGGTTTCCGCCGAGAAGTAGAGTGCCCACTTGACCGTGACGGAGCCCGATGCTTCGATTTCCCGGGCCGTTGAGTCTTCGTTGGTCAGGTTCGCGGCGGCGGCGAAGCCCGTTTTGATGCGTTTGGTTTTCGCGCCGGTGTGCTCGAGCAGCTTGGCGAGCTTGGTCGTGGCTTTGATCGTGACCGTCCATTCGATCCATTCGCCTTCGGTCGCCGATTCGGCCTGGGCTTTCGTGTAGGCCAGCGAGAATTCTGACGTGCTCACTTTGCGGACGTAGTAGGGGGCGCCGATGACGAGGCCGCCGACAGCTTCTCCGAACGTCGTTTTGGCGTTGAGTTCGGTGAAGACGATGATGTCGCCCGTGTTCAGGCCGTGGCCGGTCTTTTTGATCTTGCGCGCCGGCGCTGTCGTTTCTTCGGGTTCGACCGTTTTTTCGGTCGAGGCGATCGTGACCCATTCGGTCAGGTTCGACGGTTTGGTGCCGCGGGTGATCGCATTCCCTTGTTCGTTGAGGGCCTCACCTGACAAAGGCAACTAGACCACCGTCCTTTCAAGTGCGACCGCTTCGATGTCTTCGCCGCCGCAGCACCGACAGCGCAAAGCGACGCCCTTGCCATGACCGCCGTAGTGGAGCTGCAAGTTCTCTGGCCGGTTATCCCGCTTGTCGCCATTGATGTGGTGCACCGTCTCGCTGGGGTCCAATGTGCGCCCGAGCTTTTCTTCCATGACCAGCCTGTGGACGCGCACCGTTCGCCCGTCACGGGTCGTCCGCGCGTACCCCTGCTCATCGTTCCAACCGGAACCGGCTGCTTTGACCACTCGCAATGGTTTGAGGTGCTGGCCCCTGCGCTGCTGGTTGTAGTGCGGTGCGCACAGGCCAAGCGAATAGCTTGTGCGCTCACAGTTCTCGAACGCGCATCTCTGCATGTCGGTGCGAACCGGAGCCAACTTCGAACCGCGCCGGCGCTGCCCGTCGTGGGGCACACACAGCCCATGCGCCAGAACCTCGCGCTCACAGCCGGGGAACTCGCAGTGGGGCATCTCGTGGCTCCTTGCGTCGTGGTTCTGAAGTTCCGCCCTGCCTCTGCCAGCAGGGCGCGGTCAGCACCTGAAGCGATGCTTCGGCTGACGCAGTTCTAGGCGGCCCGGCGTGCGGGCCGCGGCATCCAAGGCTGATGGTTGGCAAGCGCTCCGCGCGAAGGGCGAAGCGATGCGACCTTCTGCACCTTGGGTGCGGGTCTGGGTCCGTCGTGCGGACGTGGCGCTCGAGGGATACCGAAGTCCCGACCTTGGGAGAGGATCATCACCTCGGCCAAGCCGTAGCATTCCTTGCAGCGGCAACCGGTCTGAATCCAGCGCTGCTCACTGTTCATGTCGCCTCGCAGACTGTCGGAGGCTGAAGGAAGCCACCGCCATCTCTGGCGAGGCTATTCACCACTATACAGCCGTGTCAACCGGCACGTCAAGCGGCGACACCGTAGACCTTGCGCACCTGCTGCACATAGGCTCGTTTGCAGTTGAACTTGCGCGCGATCTCGCCGTGGCTAAGTGGGCTTTCCGCAACCCAGCGCTTCCACTGCGGACTGCCGTATTCGGGCTCCCTCGGCATCGGCTGATAGCGCCATGCGTTGAGCGCCGCTTCGGCATCCGCAAGCACGAAGCCCTCCGGTCGACCACGTTTGAGCTGTCGGCGGAAGTAGTCGGCAGATCGCAGTATCCGCTCGCCGCTCTCACGCGGTTGGTGGTCTTCCTTGCGATCGATGCCGCCCGGTGGACGCTTGCCTCCGATGTCCTCGCCAGCATCCCGACTCGACGGCTCGAGGTTGACCGCGCTGACGTGCGAGCACATCTCAAGTTCGGCTAGAACCTGCCCGAGCGAGCTCATGCCAGGATCGCCCTATGGTTGCGAAGGCCGTCGTCAACGCACCGAGCGAGGCCAGCCTCGACCAGTCGACCTGCATCGAGAACGTCGAGCTGCGCCTGTGCGATGTGTTTGGCGAGAGCCAGAATCGAGTCGTGATGCCCATTGCCGAACCACTCGTCCCTGATGAGCGCGCCCTTGCGAGTCCAGAGTCGGTGGAATCGCGTCTCCACCGGCGCACCGCCGACGACTAGCTGCCGGATCTCCAGCTTGCGCGGGTTGCCGGTCTGGAGGCCCACCAACCGCGCCCAGGGCTCGCTTGCTGTGCCTATCTTGATCGCCTCGCCGTCGACCTCCTGAGCGAAGTAGACGAACGGCCCTGTCGCTGCGTGCCTCAGCTTGCGCGGCAGTTCTACATCGAGCGCGTCCCACTGCCACTGCTCGAGGACAACGCCGTTGCGTTCGATTGTCGCGGCTCTCATGGGCCTCCATCCGATCGCTTCTCTAGCTTGATGGGTGGTTTGGACCCATAAGCGGTGGAGGCGTCTTCGGAGACGGGGGCGCCTTTGTCGTTCTAGGTCACTCCCGCCCCTCGTCTCCCTGTGGCTGCGGATCAAGCCATGCACCGGGCGCGCACGGCTGCTCGTCGGGCTTGACCGAGTGCGTCTTGTGGCAGTAGGTGCAGTAAACGAGCCTCCGCGTCTCCGTCTCCCCCTTCGGCTGCTCGGCCTGCGCGGGGCTGAGGAACGCACGAATCGCGGCGAAGTGCCGACTCAGCCATTCGCCCGCCTCGCGGTCCTCGATCTTGGCGAACCTCTGAATGACCGCTTCGGCGCTGTCGAGCGACTTCAGGGTGGGGAAGGCCGCTAGTTCGTAATCGCGTCGCTCCCGCTCTCCCTCGGCCTGCTGAAAGCAAGCCTCCACGTCGGCCATCAGCCCACGACTCGGCGGGTCTGGATAGAAGGCGAGCACCCGGCGAAGCAGCGCGTAGGGATTGCGCCAATCCCCTTCATCCCCCTCTGAGGACTCGGGCGGGTGAGGGGACTCGGGGGGGAGGTTGTGCGGCTTGATTCCCACCGCGAGGTCGGGCGGGTGCCATCCCAGGGCTTCTAGAGCGGTGAGGACACCTTGGGCATCGTCTTCGTAGCCCTTGCCATGCTCGGTCCAGTCCTCCTCCTCTGGCTCGCCGATTTCGCGCCATTGCTCGCGCCACAACGCCCGCGCCATGTCCTCTATCGCTTGTTGTCGGGGGTCGGTCATCGGACGCCCTCGTAGATCACGAATACGATGGCGAGGAAGCACACCAGATAGACGAAGCGAAACATCCAGTCGTCCATTGTGGAGTTTCGACCGTTGGCTCGAGCGTCGGAAGCGCTGTCAACCACACAGAACACCCAATCCGTAGCCCAACCGCGCCATTCTCCGTCGTCGGTCTTGAAGTCGAGCGGCGTTGATGCGAGGGCAGGCGGATGCCCTATCTCACGAAGGGTGTGGATAGCCCCGCTCGCCAGTATTCGATCTCCGACTACCAAAGCGCTCGCTTGCACACGCTCGACTACGAAGCGCGCACTCTCGCGCTCGAACAGGTCGGCATGGGCGTCAGCGAAACCCTCCCTGTAGGCCGCTCGCTCTATTTCCTCTCTCGTCACGACGGGCCTCCCGGCTTGTACTCGACCTCGCCGCAGCCGTTCTCGATGGCCCATTCCGCAGCTCGGTGGATCGCGTACCGCTTGCTCACGCGGACCAACGCCCCATAGAACCGCTCCGATCCCCCTGCAACCGCCGCCTCCGTGTCCGCGTTGCGGTAGAACACGGCCACGCCGCCCTCGATGTCGTCGATCCAGTAGTCGATGTATTCAGGCATTGACGGCCTCCTGGTGGGCGGATTGCTCTCGCCCTATCTGCCAAGCAAGTGCCTGCTCGAAGGTGCGCCCCTCGCCCAGTTCGCGGTGCCCCCAATAGGGGCGGCCGTCTTTGTAGGTAGAGCAGTGAAATCCGTTGCCGAGTAGATATGCCGCGATCACGGCGTAGAGGGTGCTGTTCGGGTAGTCGCTCATTGGACGGCCTCGCCTTCTGTTCGCGCTTTCAGTGCCGCCTCGACCTCGCGGCGCTGCTCTAGTAGTTCGTCCTTCGTGTGCCGCCACTCCGGTACGTCGGGCCGCAGCCAGAAGTCGATGTCGATGAGCTTGTCGGCCAGCTCGCGTTGTCGGGAGTCGGTCATCGGCGGTCAGCCCATTCGCCCGGGTCGGGTGCGGGATCGGCGCGGGTGAGCGTGAGCGTCCAGAACCCGATCCGCAGATGAAGGTGGTGGTCGCTCGCTTCGATGTGCAGCCAGCGCCAGCCCGCAAGCCAGCCCGTCGTCGTCGGTTCGTCGTAGTAGGTGCGCGCAATCATTCGTCCTCCCTATGGGGTTCGACCGTTGGCTCTGAGGATGGCCCAGACTTCGACATGGAGCATCGAGCGCGGGCTGATCTTCTTCTCGACCCGTTCCAGCAGGTTCAGTATCGGATCGGCAGGGAGAACGCGGGTCGGCGTGTGGACCGGAATGTCCAGCGGCCCGCCGCCTTCCTCATGCGACTTGAACGTCGCGCCCGTGAAGTGCCGCTCCAAGGTCAACGCCCTCACCGGCTCTACCGAGTGCTCGGTCATGGGGAGTCCTCGGGCAGCAGTTTTCTGAGCGCCTGTTGTGCCCGCCTGAAGCCGCCCATTTCTGCCCTTTGCAGCTCCTCGTGCCTTCCACACGAACCCCGTTTGGGCACCATTCGCAGGTTCAGGAACTCGCGGACTGCGGCCTCGATCCGCCCCTCCTTCGTCTCCACCGAGGGCTTAGGCATTGGGGAACGCTCCCGCCTCTGGCAGGTCGGGGTACGCTCGGGTCTTGCGCAATACGCGCTCAGGGCAGTCCCATGTGTAGCGAGCCTCGCCCTCTCGCCGCCCGATGCGCCGCGCTATCTCAACCGGCACCTCGCCGTCGCCGATGTACGCGCTGCCGATGGCGTAGTCGAGGTCGCACTTCTCGGGGTCCGCGTCGTTCTCGTCCCACTTGACGCACCGCTCGCAGTTGCGGGCTTGCCAGTCGGCGAACTGCGAGCCGCTGTCGAATGGCCGCTCAGTCTCCTTCGTCTCCATCACTCCTCCCTCCGTTGGTGGGTGTTCATGCTGCGAGCTCTAGCTGTTGACCAACACGACGCCAGCGAGCGGGACATTGCTTGCCGTCCCAGCGTTCAGCCAGTGAGCGGGCCGTGTTCTGATTGCGGTTGTGGTTCTGTGCCACGTCAGTCGAGTCCACGCTGGCGAAAGGGAAGCGGTCCTCAACCAGCGCCATGCCTCTGAGCATGTGCAGCGCGACTGGCGGCGTTCCATCCTCATCGCAGATCACGTCCATCGCTTCGTCCATGCGGCGATACCAGCGCGGCGTTCTGAGAATCGCGTAGTCAGCCGACGAGCCGATGCAGACCCTCGGCCACAGATCGCATAGGCGCTCTAGGCGCGCGATCCGCTCGTGCATATGCCAGACGGGTGCTCCCTTCTCGCCGAAGGGCCATTGCGCGATGAGACGGTCGTTGAAATATTCGTCGCCTTCGATCACATCGGGCATCACCGCCCAGCTCGAATGCCCCAGCCAGCGCCCACAAAACTCGTAGTAGCCATCCCAGTCGGGCACGGCGCCCCGCTTCCACACCGAGAAAGCACCGTTGTCCAGCATGACGCTCTGCGCGATCTCGAAGATGACCGCTGTTTCGGCCTCTCGCGCTGCCTCGTAGGAGATGCAGAACGAGCGCCCTGAGAGCGAGAGCAGTTCGCTCCGGGGCGTGATGGGCGTCCCATGGAAATGCTGGGTCAGCGCTCGGCCCTGCCCCATCGCTGTTTGTCCTCCCAGACGGTGACGGAGAGTAGGAGCGGCGAAGCGTTCAACAGCACGCTTGCGATGTTCTCGACCGTGGACGGCTCAAATGACTCATTCAAGTCCTGATCGTTGAACGCGCCCCATGCCCAGAGGCGGTCCAACTCGTCCGTCGATGTACCGCCCTCGGCCACCAGTTCCACCGTGTAGTCGTGCTGGTGCGGGTGGCACCACGGAGACTCGAAGTCGGGCAGCGAGTGGGTTGCCCTGAAGCGGTAGATGCGGGCTACGGTGGTCTTCATCGGACAACACCATCGCGGTCCCGTTTCGGCTCAATGCGAGGGTAGGCGGCGAGGGCTTCGTCGTGGCTTGCCCCGCCGAGGCGCATCCCTATCCGTTTGAGAACGCGCTCAGCTTCCTCCTCGGTGCCACCCGTCCACTTCTGCGCGAGTTGCTTGAGGTCCGCGCGAACCTCAGCGTTTGTCCATCCGGTGTAGTCCCGTTCGCTCATGCCAGCCCCTTACCTTCAGCGGCGAGGCGTGCTCGTCGTTCGTCATCAAGCATCGCCCGGAGCTTTAGGTTCTCCTTGTCGGTGGCCTGCGCCCGCATCCGCGCTTTGTCGCGTTGTTCGCGGACTTCGACGGTGATCGCGTGGGCACGCCCAACCGCAAGCTCCATCTCGTCCCGCGTGGGCTGTGCCGTCGAATCAAGGTCCAACCTCTCAATGCCGAAGATCATTCGCCCGCGTCCAGCCTCTCGCGCAGTTCCTTTGCAAGCGTCGGGTTTTCACCCTCCACCGCATCCGCATACGCTCGCAGCGCGGTTCCAGCATGGGGGTCATGCGACGGGATCAGCGTGAACCTAAACTCCTTGACCTCTTCGCCCGTGTCGTTGCGGATGACCGTGAACTTCTCGTAGTAGCCTTTGGGGTCCATAACATTCTCCGATTCGGCTTGCTTGACCTTGTGCGGGTAGATGATTGCTCTCGTCACGCCAGCGCCTTAGCCGTGCGACGAGAGGGCAGCAGCCACACGATCACCAGCGACCACACGAAGCACCCGGCGAGCTTGGCGAAGGATTGAGCGGTAACGATCTGCCAGTCAAAGCCGAAGGCGATCCAGACGAACAGGATCGAGTCCAGAGCCGCGCCGCCGATGGCTGCGATGTTGGCGCGTTCGACCCAGGGTTTGCGTCGGGCGAGGTGGTAGATCGCGCCCTCTAGCGTCTCTGAGGAGGCAAAGGCGATAGCCGAGGCGATAGCGATGGTCGCTGTGGCGTTGCTGCTGTTGAGCGCATAGGAGAGGCCCGAGCCAGCGAGGATCAGCCCCGCCATCTTCAGCCACGGTTTCGGATACCACCAGCTCTGAAGCGCGTCCCGCGTGCAGAGATCCAGGCCGATGAAGAAGAAGGCCGTGACGATGCTCGCCTCTGGCCCGTAGTGGGTGATGATGAGGTTGGCGCTGACGATTGCCGCCAGATAGAGCGCGATCAGCGATGGCACCTTCAGTCGCGGCATAACGGCCTCCTTCGTCGTGTTCATTTGCCCCTTCTTCCTCATCGGTGTTCCTGGGTCGAGCAACGAGGACAGAAATCGTCATCTCCGCGCGTCTCCCAGTCGTCGGGCAGCTCAGCGGAGGGCGCTTCCGCTCCGCAGCCGTCACAGAGGCGGCGGACGCCCATCGCGATCACCGGGTCGGGCTGCCCGAGAACCTTGGCGATCGTGCGGAGGAGATCGGCGGTTGCCTGTCCCGCCTCCTCAGCGGCCTCGGCAGACTTGAACGGCGGCGTCGATGTAATGCGCACCTCTGCTGGCTTCTCCCCGCTCATCTCACCCTCCCCGGCCGCAGAGCGGCATCTACCGCTTCCTCTGCGGTCGCCCCCGTGAATCGTTCGTGACGGCTCAGCGTGACCGTCCAGCCGTCGCCGATGTTGGTCAGCCCGTAGATGACCTCGGTGGCGTCGAAGCGCTCGGCGAGCCTCGCCAGCGCCGCATCACCCTCGCGTAGAACCCCGTCGCTCACCCCCTCACCCCCGCCCATAGGGGTTGGGGGCGGTTAGGGACGAGCGGAACGAGGCACCGGTTCGATTCCGGTCGTCGCCTTGATGCCCAATGTTCATGGGCTCTGAGGGAAGCCACGAGCGGAACTTCTCCATCAGTCGTCCTCCCCTAGGGCCTGGATCAGCGACGCCGTTAGCTGCTCTACGTCCCAGTCGGTGTAGACATCGGCGGTCGTCTGGATCGAGGCGTGGCCGAGGAGCTTCTGCTCCGCCTTGAGGTTGCCCGTAGCGTCGAGCAGGCGCTGTCCTGCCGTGTGCCTCGCGGCGTGCATGTTCATCGTGCGCCCGGTCCCGGTTGCGCCCTTCGGAGCGAGGCCCGCGTCGTTGAGGCGGCGGTGCCACCACATGTGGAGGGCCGTGCTGCTCATCGGTCGCTTCGGGAACCGCCGCAGGCCGACTCGCGGGATCGGCTTGACGACGCACATCAGGAAGTCGGTGGGCTTCGCCTCCACGTCGAGGATGTGGCGCTCGAGGTCCATCCACAAGTGCGGGTCGGGCAGCGGGAGCTCGCGGACCTTCTGGCCCTTTGTGAAGATCGTCAGGCGCTTGCGCTGGTGGTCGAAGTGCCGGAACTCGACGGCGGCGAGCGCGCCCTTGCGGATGCCGTAGTCGAACAGCAGCCGCAACGCGATCCGGTCACGCAGGCTCTCGGCGGAGGCGATCAGCGAGCGGCGCTGGTCCGGCGTGAAGGTGCTGCGGTGGATGTCGCGTTTCTTCGCCCGCTCGATGTTGAGCGTCGGATTGCCGTGCAGCCTTCCGATGCGCTGGAAGTGCTTGAAGAAGTCCGTGACGTGAGCAAGGCAGACGTTGTAGGTGCCCGGCGCTCCGTCGCCCCAGCGAGCGTCGAGGAACTGTTCGAGACGGGCGGTGCCAGTCGGTGGCTCGAAGTCCTCGACGGTGAGGTCCGGGAAGTCGCGGGCGAGCTTGTCGAGCGTGCCCTCATAGCTGCGGTAGCTCGCCGCGGTCAGCCTCTTGCGCTTGGCGCGGAGGTAGGCGGCGACATCTTCGCCGAGGGGCAGCAGCTCGTAGGATTTGTCCCGCACCGCCTCCCGGAGCATAGGCGCGAGCAGCTGAATCTGCTCTGGCGTCAGGCGCTCGCCGATTTCGAGCGTCCGTCCGTTGAGGTTGAGGAGGCTACCCATGGGAAAACTCCCGGACTGGGATGCCTGCGGCCTTCGCTCGCTTGATGCAGCCTTCGGTACCTGAGCCACCCGGAAGGGCAATGAGGAGGTCGGCGCCAGCGTCCACCATCTCCTGATTGCGGATGTGGAACGCTGCGGGCGCGCCGTGCTTTGCGATGTCCGGCGGATGCGGCTCCACGGCCCATCCACGTCCAGCCGCCTCCCGCGCCGCGAGGCGGTCAGCGCCGCGCTGCGAGCCATGCACGAGGCAGAGGCGATGGGGTACCAGCCCGCCGTCCACATAGGCGAGTGCCTTGCGAACCACGTTCACGTTGTGGTAGTCCCGACCGCCACACACGATGACCCTCACGCCGACACCGCCTCTCGCAGCATTCGAGCCTGCCTCTCGCTCAAAGCTCCCAGCTTCTTGTAGGGGGAGACGCGGATTCCGTTGGCGATCCTGCCCGCCTTCACCCTCCCGATCTTCGGTATGGCGACTAGGAACTCGTCCACTCGGAAGTGCGGCGCCCACTTGGACTTCAGGGCTTCTGAGACGGTCAGCTCTCCTGCTCTGAGGGAGTGCTTGAGGTGGGACTTGCCTGTGCGGACCGCGTTGGCGTTGGCTAGGGCTTGCCGGCGCTGGCTCAGTTCGGCGGGCGTCACGACTCGCCCCTCTCCAGGCCGAGTGCGGAGGCGGGGTCCAAGCGCCGAGGCCCGGTCGCGCCCGACGCGATTGCGGCGACCTGTCGGCCATTCCAGCTCTCGACGTGCTCTATCCACGCTGCCCTGAGGTCGCGGCGGTGCTTCTCGCCCCAATCCGGGTCATCGAGAGGCAGCTGTCCAAGGCGCTCGAGCCCCTGGTGCTCGATGAAGGCGGCGATGAGCGGATGCAAGCCGGTTGGGATCAAGCCCTTCGCCGCTGAGCGGTAGATCGTGGGATACGCCTCATCGAAGGTGGGGCGCTCGGGTTCGGAACGCAGCTCGGCGAGCAGGTCGCTCACCGCCGGCCGGGGGTAAAACTTACGCCCGGAGTGCAGCAGGCGCTTCAGCGCCACGATGACCTGCGCCGGCTCAACGTCATCCAGCAGCACCCGGGCGGCTTTGCGTTCGGCCTCGTTGAAGTCGCCGGGCCAGCCCGCTTGCAGTAGAGCGGCGAAGGCGTCCCACTGGTCGTCGGTCCAAGTCATGCCGTCATCCCCATCGCTCGGTTCAGCGCAGCCGTGTCGCGCTCGTTCAACTCAGCCTTCTCGTCGAACTTGGGCTTCTCGGCGACGAGCTTCCGCAGCGCTGAGCGCACCGAGGCGGCTGGCCCCATCTGCCAGTCGGGATCAGAACCCCAAGTCGCCGCGAGCCGACAGGCCCTCAACAGGTCACCATCGGGCTCGGTCCCAGCCGCGTTCTCGATGCCAACCGGATCGACCGACCATCGCTCGACGGCACTGAGGATGGAGCAGGCTTCCTCTACGAGCTCGCGCGTCAATCGTCCTTCTCCTTGATCCTTCTCTTCACTCCTTTCCGTAGTCGGAGCGGTTGCGCGCGTGAGGGAGACAGCGGACGATGCTGGAGCATCGTGATGTGCTGGTGACGCGTCACGCTGCTGGCCCCTCCACTTCGCCGTGCGCTGCTTACCGGCCCTCTTGAGTGCCTGTAGTCGTTCCCGCGAGGGATTGAACTTCAGGTAGTTGTGCACCTCGTACTCGCCGCCCCGATCCAGTAGCAGACCAGCACTCAGGAGCTCGTCCACGGCCCGCTTGGTGGCTGAGATGCTGAGGCTGGTCATCAGCGCTGCCGGCACTCGACCGTCGGTTTCGCCACGCGAGCAGTAGCAGATCGCGTTGACCCAGAGACGGAAGGCGCGGTCGCTGAGCGCCGGCAGCTTGGCGTCTTCGGGCATCGTGTTCTCAAAGCGAACCCAGCCACTCACGCCGCCGCGTCTCCCAAGAATGAGGTCTGCTCAAGCGCAACCCCTCGACGCAGCTTCCGCACGCAGCCAGAGCACGCCCAGACTTCGGGCTTGTAGACCTCGCGGAGAACCAAGTCACTCCCTGAGCGGCGGGAGGCTGCTTGGCTTTTGTGCTCCCAGGCGTGGACCTTGCGTAGCACGTTGGGTCCATCGGGGTCTAGGGGCGCCTTGCAGTAGAGGCAGTTGACGTAAGTCACGCCAACTCCTTCAAGGACTGCCGCAGTTCTGCGATCTCCTCCATCATTCCTTCCCAGTCATCGAAGGGGAAGGCGATGTAGTCGCGGCTCCGGTTGCGGGCGAAGACGACCGCCGGCGTTTGGGTCGGTGACGCCGCCTCTTCGCTCTGCGCCAGCGCCTTCCACAAGTTCAGCGCCTCTACCTTCTTGCACTCAAACGACCACCCGGGCGTCTCGACCAAATCCCCGCCCCCGTAGCCCCCAGAGCCTAGGTTCCTTTTCGCCGTGGGGAAGAAGCGCCGCAGGCGTTCGGAGATGTGTTTCTCGTAGGCGTTGCCCTTGGCCTTGGGGCGGCGCACCAGCGGGGTCTTCCGCTTGAGCCCACTCATGCCGCGACCCTGACCCGCTCGTAGGATTTGACCCGTTCACGCTTGAACAGCGGCGGAAGACCCCGGAGCCTCACATGCTCATGCGCTGCCCACTCTGAGTCGAAGTTCATCCATTCGAGCTGGTGCCAGCCGAGGCCGTTTACGTCGCGCTGGAAGATGCGATAGCAGGAGGCGCGAGGGACGTAGCGGACTTCGTATGGCCTCATCCCAGCCACCGTCCATCTCCGAACAGAGCGGCGTGGAGGGCTTCGTCGGCCAGCTGCCAGAAGTTGGTGTCCTCGTTTTCTTCCGGCCCCTTGTGCGACAGCACCCAGGCGACCCGGTCCACCATCTCCTCGGTGATTTCGTTGTGGTGGCCCGTCACGCCGAACTCGCGGCAGATAGGACACGGGGCGGTTGCGCTCATGCTTCCCCCGTCCCTGAGCACGTCTCGCAGAGCTTGAAGTCCTGCTTGGTGCGGATGTAGCCGAGGCCGTTGCAGCGTTTGCAGATGACGTTGCTCATGACCCGCCCTCGGGCGAAGCGTAGAAACCCTCCTCGACTACCTGCTCGCACTCAACCTTGTGAAACGGGCATCGAGGGGGTGAGAGCTTGGCGGGTGATCCGCCGCCCATCGAGAATTCGCAGTCCGCCTTCGGACAACGCCAGAACTGATCGAGTCCCGGCAGACGCTCGTCGGGGCCCATGAAGCGCATGCTGGCGTCGATGCCTTTGCTCATGAGCCGATCGCTTCCATCTCAGCCTTCTCTGCGCTGAGCAGGGAGCGCCAGGACTCGATCTCCACCTTCAGCACTTGGATGTGCTGTTTCAGCCGGTCGCGTTTGGCGACGAGCATCCGGTGTTCCTTGCGGAACTCGCTCGGCATTTCCTTTAGCGCCAGCGTCACGCGCATGTCCTTCGAGGGAAGCGAGGCGCCCGCTTCGTGCTTGGCGTGAAGGTCGGCTTCGAAGTCCATGATCCAGTCGTCGTAGGCTTCCTGCTTCGGAGCCAGATCGAGATTCGTGTCGCGCAGTTCCCGAGAGCGCTTGTCCAGCTCGTCGGCCAGTTCGCGGAGCTTGCTCTTGCACTCGATGACGTCGGTCACGACTCACCCGCCTTCGTCAGAGCCTCGTCAAGTAGGCACAGTTCTGCCCACTCGGCGCTCCAGTTCTCCTCTGCTTTCTCGATGAAGTCGGCCACATTGGAGGGGCGGCGCTTGCTTATGAGCAGCCAGCGGTAAAGGCGGCTCAGGCAGTGGCGGTCCTCGAACCAGGGCACCTGCTCTAGCGGGATGCCGTTCTCGTAGCGGGGAACCAAATGAAGGTCGCTCACGAAGCCCCCTTTGGTTCGACGTAGCCCTCGGCCTCGATCTTCTGCATGTCGGCCTTGTCGTGGCCGAAGGTGCAGTAAGGCGTGTCGACCAGGCTTCCGGTGGACCCGATGGCGATCACGGAGCCGCACTCGGCGCAGCGCCAGAAGTGCTCTAGGCGCAACCGCTCGCTCACGACTTCCCCGCGTGGGTCTCAACGTCGTCGGTGAACCAGTCCACCACTTGCTTGAGGTAGGTGGCGTTGTAGTTCTCGGGCGGGTTGCCGAGCTCGGCCATGAGCTTGACGTGCATCAGCGCCATCTCCTGCGAGTGCTGGCGGGCGATGGATTTGCGTTCTTCGGGGCTCTTGCCGTAGGAGCCACCTTTGCCACCGCCGCCTTTGAAGGGTTCGCGCAGCTTGGGACCGAAGCCGCCCTCGGTCTCCAGGTCGGCCTGAATCTTCTCCCCGACGACCGGAGCGGGTGACGTGGCTGGGCGCGATAGCTCGGCAGGCTTGTCGCCGTTGGAGCGGCGTTCCATGCCGTCTAGCTCCTGGAATTCCACTTTGTAGGCGACGAAGGCCGTGCCCTTCTTGCTCGTCCAGGGCCGTGTCTCTGCCTCTACGCTCAGAATCTCGAAGGTGCTAGGCATTGAAGGGCTCCATTTCCTCGTAAGTGCGCCTCACGCGCTCTGAGACGAACTCGGCCTCATCTGCTACTGGCCCGTAGCGGTGCTCTCTCTCGATGCGCTCGAAGTGGTCTTCACATTCTTCGCGCAGCTCGGCGAGAAGCTGCTCCTCGTCAACGACGCTCATCGAGCCTCCCGTGGGCGGGCGAGGAGAGCTTCGATCCGCTCGGCGAGTGGCATCGCGTCGCTGTAGGCGAAGTCGAGCATGTCGGCGGCGTCCGCCAGCAGGTCGAGTACGGGGTCAAGCTCGATGACGCGCACACGGTTCACGGGTGCGTCGGGACTGCCCGCGATCTCAACGTAAGCCATGTCATTGGCGTCGATAATCAGCGTCCATGTGCGCGGCTCAACGACGCTCATCGACGGAGACTCGCTGCGCTTAGGTAGGTGGCAGGCTGTTCTTTGGTGCCCCAATGGATCGCTTTCTGCTGCGGCACCCACGGTGCGTTTTCTTTGATGAGGGTGCCGGTCGGAATGACTGCTGGCATGTAAGCGGAGGGAGTCGGCGCGACGTCTTCGTCGTCCTCATCCTCGTCCGTCCGCTCGTCTAGAAAGGGCGAACCACCACCATCAGGCGCTCCATCTCGCCGTTGCTCACAAGCTCGTCGGGGATCGCCCGGGCGGCGATGAGCTGAGCCTGGTCCTCGTCACGGGCTGCGATAGCCGTCACCGGAACGACGACCTCGGCCTCTTCGACCAGCTCGCCCTCTTTGTCGCGCTTCTCGTTGACGAAGACTGCATACTCGAACATCGTTGCCATGTCAGTTGCTCCTTTGAGTTGCGTGGTTTACGGTCGTCATCGCTTCAGCCACTCGCTTAGCCCTCTCGTTGCTCTCATCTATCTCGCGCTCTAGGCGCTTGTAGCCACCTGCGTAGGCGATAGCTCCGAGGGCATTAGAGAGTGGGCGAGCGTTGGTTGCTGCCATGTGCTCGCAGGCGCGGGGGGTTAGTGGTTTGGGGCGGTGGAAGATCAACCGAACCACCGCATCCCTCGGGCCTGAGATTCGTTCCAGTGCTCGTTGTTGGGACGCAACCGACCAGCGACACCACAGCGCTCGCAGACTGATTCATCCGGGCCGATGCCGATGACAAGCGCTTGATCGTGCTCTGAGCCGCAGATCAGGCACTTCACGGGCGCGGTGTAGTAAGCCTCGGCCCCAAGCGCTTCCTCGACGTGAGCGCAGTAGGCTCGCTTGACGGCTTCGTGGTTAGGCTGAGGCTCGGTCTCCCAGCCACAGGCGCACGCCATGAACCAGCGTGTTCCCTCCGACGTCTGCCGACAGTCTTTCTGCGGCGAACGGAGGCTCACGGCAACCTCTCCCTGATCGCCATACGGTCCTCATGGACCTCCTTGTCCCTCCGGATCACCGAGGCTCCTACGGCGAGGAAAAGGACGCACGCGGCGAGGAAGCCGAACCATGCGAGGATTCCTACGCCTATGAGCTGAAGGGTCGTCACGCCGCTACCTCCTCGTAGAAGTCCGCCGGTTCCCGGCCAAGGACTTGCGCCAGCGTGCGGATGCTTTTCAGGCGCGGCTCCGCTTCGCCGCGGCGCCAGCGGTCGATTGACTTCGTAGTGACGCCGACCATGACCGCCAGCTCTTCGCTGGTGAGGAAATGCGCCCGGATCTCGCGGTTCAGAACCTCGGAGCGGAACTCCCTCCCGACGATGTCTTGACTGGACATTGACTAGACGCTATCGTACTCGTCAGATGGATGTCAAGAGGGTCCAGACAACGGGATGGACAAACCCCGCACTTACCGCCAGATTCTGGGCGGCGATGGAGGACCAGCAGCGTCAAGAGCGCGCCAAGGCGCTTATCCGGCTGCGCAAGGCCAGAGGTTGGAGCGCCGAACGGCTAGCTCAGGAGGCGAAAGTCTCAAGCAAGACCGTCTCGCGCATTGAGACGGCTGACGTAGACGAGCCGCACACGGGCACGATCAAGAAGCTCGCGGTCGCCCTCGACGCCCAGATCGAAGACATCAACGGTCCTGCCCCCCCGATGGAGGGCGAGCCCGGTCCTATCGAACGCCTCGAAAACCGGCTCGAGAAGATGCAGGAGTCGCTTGAGCAGCTCCTCGCTCGCCTGCCCGAGGCTAGACCGCTTTCAACCGGGGCTCTCCCAACTCCTCCAGGCGCCCTCGGCCATGACCTTGCAACCGATCCGCCCAAACGGCGATCTCGGGGGCGAAAGCGGAATCCTCCGGGGGAGGATGCCACAGGAGATAGCGCGAAATGATTAGGCCGATGTCGTACTCGGCGTGCGCATCCCAGCGCGCACCGCGCGTCCGTGCGTTCCCCTCGGGCTCCATCCCGCTCCGAACCTACCCCCTCGCCGATGGTTTGTAAACCCCGAACAAGCGGAACGCGCAAGATGCTCCAAAACGCACAAAAGCCGCCCAACCCCGAGAGGCTGAGCGGCTGTGCGTTGCCGGGAGCGAACCGGCTGCTACTAGATGCTACATCAGGCGCAGACCCATTGTGAGGCGCCTGAGCCGCCCGCCCAGATCCTCGAGGCGATGATGCCCTGCTCCGGGATCGTGGCCAGCCACGCTTCGGAGGCAAAGCGCCTGCCCCCGTAGGCTTCCCACGTTCCTCGGATGATCTGATACACGCCGCTGGCGGAGGCGGAGTTGGGCGGCAGGTTGACCCCTTTGGACTCGCAGATCACGATGTATTCAGGGATCACCCAGCGCGCTTTCGGGCGATGATGGATCGCCCAGAGATGGTCTGCGCGTCGGACACACCGATGGCTGAAGCACTCGGGGTGTCTCTTGCTGTGGAATCGGTGATGCTTGTGGTCCTGCTTATGAGCAGGCGCTACCAGCGCCAGCGTTGTCACGGCAGCGAGCAGGATCGGTCAACGGTTTCCTTTCCTCGGTTTGGACAGACCACTAGGGCGTGCCCCGTGCGCCCTCCGAGCGGAGAGCCTTCGCCCTAGTGGGCGGAAGTTGACGACGACCAGCGACGTCCGCGCCGGACGTTCTCTCGGCCGGTCACGGGTTCCAAGTGCGCCGGGTTGACGCAGTTGCGAACCCGGCAAAGGTGGTCTAGCTGGAGGCCATCCGGAATCGGGCCTACCAATTCCTCGTAGACGATCCGATGGATGCGCCCGCGTCCGGTCTTGCCGTAGCCTTTCCCATCTTGGCTTCCGGTCCAGAGCCAGCAGCCGCCAGGGCCATCCTTGTCAACAAGGGACCAGAGTTCGCGCCGTTCGCAAGTGAGGAGCGTCGTCGGATCACCGTGGCGGCGCCAGCGCATGTGGTGCTTGGCGCAGTATCCACGGCAGTAGTGCGGCTGGCTACAGCCGTCAACCTCACACGGCTCGGGATGAGGGATACCCTTTGGCACGTCAACCTCCTAGTTAGGTTGGCCGGCCCCCGGCCGTTACAGCGGTGCGGGGGCGCTTTCACGGGATCTTACCCCAGGGAGATGACCTCCCAGCGCCCACGGCGAGCGCTGGCGCAGCGCTTGACCTTCAGCTCCGAGTCAACCCGCAGCTCGAGCACGCCCAGTTTGCGCTGAGCCTCGCCCTGATAGCCGAGCGGTGCTTCATCGCCGTTGGCGATCTCCTGCCAGCGTTCCAGCTCGCGCTTGGTGGCGCGGGCGGTGCGGCGGAAGAAGTGCGTCGAGATGACACGGGGCCGGCTCATCGCTCAGACCTCTTTCGCACCCTTGATGATCGCCACAACAGCCTGCGCGTACTTACCGGCCGCGCCGACCACGATCAGCGCCGCGCTCGTGAGCAGTTGCGTTTTGTCCGCGCTACTCCAATGCGTCTGTACGTTTTCGATCTGGTCCACGATGCCCGAGACGAGCACCGGTGTCGCTCCGACGACGCCAACGATGATCGTTGCCCACGTCGCGACGCCGTGCTTGATCTTGATACCCATGATCTGCTCCTTTGGTTAGAAGTCGGGCGAGCCTGGATGCCGCAGCTCGACCCAGAGGCGTTTCAGGGAAGGCTTTTCCTTGCAGCACGGATCGAGCCAGCAGCGGACCCACGAGATGAGTGCGAGAAGGCGGAGCACGCTCAGATTCCGAGGCGCTCGCGCAGCACTCGCCGCACGAACCGGCGGTAGCCGATCTCCAGCAGCGCGAGGCCAGCGAGGAGGGGTGCGCACTTCACGGGGCGACAGCGCGCAGACGGCCTTTGAAGTCCACGCCCGAGCGCACGTCGAGCCATGTGCCGAGCGAGGCGAACGGGTTGGCGACGCCGAGCGACGTGTACATGACTGCCGACTCGACCTGAAGGCCGAACGGGTTGCCCGAGCTGTCGCCGATGATGATCCCGTATTCAGCGATAGCGGTGATGATCGCCTTGCGGTAGGCGGGGATCGCCAGCGCCGAGACTTCGGCGGGGGTATAGGCCAGTTTGAAGCGCTGGCCCATCGGGATCGGGCCGCCCGAGCCGTCTGAGTGGACGGCGGGGTAGACGTAGCCTTTGCCGATGCTCGACTTGTGCGTGACCGCGAACAACGCGTGCGGGATACGGCCTGCCAGAAGCTCCGGCGCGCGGATCATCCCCGCGCCGAGGTCGCTGTTCATCGCCGTGGCCTTACCGCCGATCAGCGAGCCGTCGATCTGGCCGTAGCTGCCCGATTCAAAGCGCAGCACCGAGCCTTCCCATTTCGCCCGCCAGAACTCAGCCGTCTTGCCGAAGGGCAGCCCGAGGCGTTCGCAGTCGCCTTTAGCGAGGACGATCTGCATGTGCGCGTCGGTGTTGCCGTCTTCCGACCAGGTAGGCGGTGCGGGCTGCGCGCCTTTCGGGATGCGTATCTGCTTGCCGTCGAGCACCGAGGAGCCGCCCCACGACGGCGCTTTGAACTTCAGCGTCACGAGCGGGTCGGTGTCGGCCGCGTAGTAGGTCGGCTTTGACCAGCGCCCGGAGGTGCCGATCGGTTCGGGACCGGCTATCCCGGAAAGCAGGGTGTTGACGAGCGTCGAGGAGTTGGCGAGCACCGAACTCGACGCCTTCGTGTTCCACGGGCTGTCTGCGGCTCCGGGCGTCTTGCCTGCGGGCATCGGGCTCTTGGGCGTGTAGCCGCCCCAGGTCGCGGGCCCTTCCACGGGCGGTGGGGGAGGCGGCGGCGCAGGTGTCACGTCCGTCACGGACACGTCGTATTCATGCCCAGCCGTGAGGCCGTAGAGGGTTGCGCTGCCGTCTGCGGATGCTGTGACGCGGGTGCTCATGGTTGCCCCCAATGCGTTGGCGATGAGGAAGAGGGCTGCGAGTGCTGCGGCGGCCAAAAAGGGCGGAGCATCACTGCCACTTCCAGACCGGGACGAACAGGTGGTGGTACTTCGCGCCTTCGCCAAATGGACCGGGGAAGCCGTTGGGCGCGTGGCCGATCTCTGACCAGCCCCAGCCCGCGTTGAGGCTGTGATTGGGTTTGGCGAGGATGTCCCCGGTGTGGAAGCTCTTGCCGACCGGGATCAGGCCCGAGCCGTTGTCGTGGCCGAGGTACCAGTACTTGCCTTCAAAGCCCGGCGCATGGCCGCCGATCCAGACGACGGCATAGGGCGAGCCGAAGCCTCGCGGCCATTCGTTGTCTGAGAGATGGCGTACGCACTTGCCCCAGCCCGGGGCGATGATGTGACGCCCCAGTGGGATCTCGAAGTCCTGGCCTTGGTCGACGCGCTGCATCCGCGTTGGGACGCCCTGGTAGACCCAGCCGCCCATCGGTCGCTTGACGTAGCTCATGGCTGCACCTGAGCCGCTGACTGGCCCTTGGGTGGCTTCTCGGGGGTCGGCGGCGCTTCGATGACCTCCGGCTCGGGCGTCGGCGGGATGCGCAGGATGCGGTGGAGCAGAGTGACCATGTGCCCTCCTTCGTTGTTGGTCGTCGGGTGCGGTGGTGGCGGAAGAGGGCGGCGCGCACCAGCGCGCACCCGACGGTCAGTGGTTGGCGATCAGGTAGATCAATCCGGCGAGGCCACTGAGCGCGCTGACCAGGAGTACGACGCGGGCGAGGGGGCTCCATTTCTGGTCGTCCTCGGTGCGCCGGTCATCCTCGAGATGGCGGCGAGCGTCTTCGGCGTCCTTGAGCGCCTGCGCAGTGGCGACCCGTGTCTCCTTGTCGGCCGCCATCTGCTGCTCGATGCCCTTGACGCCGATCACGAGGTTGGCGAGGGCGGTTGCCACCTTCTCCATCGAGCCGTTGATCTTGTCTAGGTGCTGGCCCTTCTCGGCGACCTTGGCCGCCAGCTCGCCCGCGACCTTGCCTCGCTCGTAAGCCTGTTGCTCGTCGGGAGTCGGCATGTCATTTCAGTTTCGCCAGCAGGCGCAGGCGCTCGCAGTTGAGCGATCCGGCTGCCGGGTTGGGCTTGCCGTTCTTCGTCGCCGGTTCGAGCACGCTGCTGGCATCGACTCCGGCGGCCCTGACCACTTCGCGGTTGATGTTGTTCGTGTAGGACTGCGCGGAGAGGGTCGCCTGCTGTTCGCGCGCCCCTTTAGGCGGGAAGCCGTAGTGTTCGAGGAAGCTTTCAAGCCGGGGCGGAAGCGGCTGTTCGGATGACTGCACGATCACGAGACGGCCGGCGTTCACGACTGCTGCGGAGACGGCGCAGGTGATCCCCGCCGTGGCCTTGCGTCCTTCCTGGATTTCGTTGGTCTGGTCGCTCAGCGCTTTCAGGCCGAGCAGCACCATGACCGTGATCGCTACCAACCAGGCGTCCCTATACCAGTTGGCTCGGGGGTGCAGGTGGCGCCTCATCGCCTCACGTCCTGCTCTGCGCGAACATGCACGAACACCGCCCCAGCGAGGATGACGGCCGTCTCGACCGTGGAGATGCTCAGCCCGAGAGCCGTGACGCAGGCGAGCAGGAGCAGCACGATCGCTGGGGCATACAGCCGCAGCGTCCTCATTTCTCTTTGCCCTTCACGCCGAAGAAGCGTTCGATGAGGGCGAGCAGCGTCGTCTCCGAGAGCTGCGCCCCGGCCATCATGAACGCGCTGTAGGCGAGCACGACGGCGCTGGGCGTTGGCTGGAGGGCGGCCCTGACGCCTACATAGAGTCCTGCGATCTTGATGACGTTCGTGACGATCAGCGTGACGAAGCGCGAGAGCGATTCGAGGTTCATTCACGACGCTCGCGCATCCTGAAAAGGGGGCGACACAACGCAATCGGAGCATCGGGAGTAACCTCCGATGGCATTCATGAGGAGCTTTGCCTCCTTGTGGATCACGCCCCCGGGCGAATCTGCTGTTCGCGCCGGGGGCACGGGGACTCTCAGGGGAGTCGGAAGTTCGAGGCTTCGATGGCGACGCCCAGGCGGGCGAGAACGGCGTCGAGGCGCTTCAGCGAGCCATCGACGCTGATGGTCAGCTGCTTCGAATCGTGGTCCCAGGAAGTCTCGCCCACAACTCGTACGCGGTCGTTCGGTTGGTCAGCGATGACGAGCCGATCGCCTGCTCTCACCTTCCAGCCCTGCTGCCAGTGCCCCGCTCGGTCTTGAATGTGCCCGGCGACCGTGATCGTCCCCGGCGAGGCGGGCTGGTTGAACTCGGCCAGGAAGGTTCGACCCATCTGGATCGCCCCTTCGCGGGTCGTCGGCACCGAGATCGTCATCGTCTGGTAGCCCTTGCGCCCAGCGATGTTGTAGGGGTTGTCGGGCGATTCGTCCTTCAATTCGGGGAAGTCGTCGGGCGAGAGTCGGGTTTCGTAGCCCGTGGCTAGGTCCGTGTAGCGGACCGTGACGCCGTTGCAGAGGTGTTCTGAATCGTCGCCCTGGAGGTTGACGGTCACGCCCTTGTCTGTGGTGCGGACCTGCCAATCCCAGTCGTTCAGGTCGATCGGGTAGTAGAGGAGCTTCCGCCCCTCATACACCGCAAGCTCCCACCTATGAAAGGCGTTGAGCGTCTGGAAGGCGTCGTAGGGCAGCGTCTCAGACAGGAACGAGGCGTGGGGAACGACGAAGGTGGTTTCCTGGATGCCCGAGGTGTCGAGCTTCGGGGCGAAGCGTTGGGCGATGTTGGCGATCATCTGGCTCACCGTGAAGCCAGCCGGGTCGCCTGCCTCTTTGTGCCCTACGAGTCCGTGGTCGCCGTAGACGGCGAGTTTCGTGAAGTGGGCGAAGTAGCTGGCACCTTCGCTTCCGCCCGGCGTTGAGCCGTAGTAGAGCTGTATCGCCGCAGCGGTCCGCGTGCCCGTGTTTTCCAGATAGCCCGCTTTGGCGCCGGGCCAGAGGTTCGGGGTGATGTCCAGTTCGGTGCGTTTGTCGTCGCTCGCGAGCCAGACGTGGATGTTCCAGTTGGCGTCCCCTTCGCTCATTGTTTTGGGGTTGCCTTCGGTGAAGAAGTAGTAGATCGCCCCGAGCTTGATCCCCGGCTGCGGGAGCCACCAGGCTTCTGCCACTGGCCTGAACGGCGAGGCCCAGCTGCCCTGGATGTTCAGTTCGACGGCCGGGTTGCCCGCTTCGTCCAGGAGCTGCCCGTTCGAGCCGTAGGAGAAGTTTTCACCGAGCACTCCCGCGACGAATCCCATCGCAGGGGCGACCCATTTGGAGAGGTCGCGGTCGACGTAGACCTCTACGAAGGGCTCGTCCTTGGCATGGGTCATCCAGCCACCGGCCTGGAGCGATATCTGCGGGCCGGTCTGGAGCGAGCGGGGCATCGAGCCCAGCCAACCCTCATACGCCACCGAGCCGTCGTAGCCGATCAGGTTCAGGCCGTCGAGCAGGCGCAGGTCGGGGTAGTCCTGGTCGATGCGGCGATTGAGGGTCAGCTGTGCGTCGGCGAAGCCGGTGTAGCGCTGCGTGCGGAAGGTGATCCCCACGGGCTGGTTGGCCGCCTCCTTGGCGTCCGAGTCCCAGCGGGTCGTCGTGCCGTCGGGGTAGACGAGCTCGGCGTGCAGGGCGAGCGGTGGCTTCTGGCTCCCTCCGACGATGACCGAGGGCGTGACTGCTGCGACGATCGTCCACTGGAAGGTCGTTTCCGCTTCCGGGGCGGTCGGGCCTTTGACTTTGATCGTGACCGTTTTCGCAGCGCCGATGGTCGTGGGCGCTCCGGTGATCTGCCCAGTGCTCGCGTTGATCGAGAGGCCGGCGGGGAGGCCCGTGGCTTTGTATTCCGTCGTGTTCGTCGCTTCGATGAACAGCGAGACGGCGACGCCTTTTTCGGTCGTCTGATCGGGTGGTTTGGAGACGGTCGGCGCCGGCGCTGCTTCGACGGTCCAGGTGAAGGTCGTGGATGCTTCCGAGCCTTCGGCGTTGAACGCCCGGATCGTGACCGTGGGCGATTCGACCGTCGTCAGGGTGCCGCTGATGGCTCCGGTCGAGGCGTTGATACTCAGCCCTGCCGGGAGGCCTGAGGCTCCATAGGAGGACTGGCCCGCCGGTTCGATCTGGAGCCCGTCGGCTTCCCCTACATGCCCCGTCTGGGTCGGGGGTTTGACGATGCTCGGCGGTGTGCCTGCCGCTACTCCGCCACCGGGGTACGAGCCACCCGGGTACATCCCTCCCGGGTAGCTGCGCTGTTCGGGCGAAGCGGTAAGCAGCGAGCCTGTGACGAAGGGCGTGACCTGGGGAGTCGAGGGCATGGTGGCCCCCTATGTCATCTGGTTGACGGCTTCGATCGCCGCCAGCGCTTCGGCGGCTGGCTTGTTGTTGATTTTGACTTCTTCCCCTTCTTTTTTCACTGCCGAAGTCACGTTGCCGACGAAGCGGTTGCCATAGAGGCCGACGTTTTCTGATTTTTTGCCGAGCGTGATGCCGACTTTCTGTTTGCCGCCGCCTGCGCCGCCTGGGTTGCCGATCGTGCAGCCGTTGACATTCAGGCCGCCCGCTTTTTCGGCGAGGAAGATGCCGGCCTTGGCCGCTTCGGCATTTTCGCCGTTGTCCACAATCGATGCTCCTGAGATATTGATCGAGTTGCCCGGCGCGCTGGAACCTTGCAGCCGTATCCCATGACCCTGGTTGGCGTAGTAGTTGCCGCCGATCACGTTGAAGTCAGAGACCGATTCGCTGAAGACAATGCCTTCCCCGCACGCCTCGGCGTGGCAGCTGGTCATTTCGCCGTTGAGAGCCGAGGCGATTTCGTAGCCCGTCACTGTGCAACCATCGGCGACGACGGTTGCGATCTCGAGATTCGTGCTGCGTTTGCTCGACGTGTCTTTGTTGCCGATGAGGAGGCCCTTTTCCCCGGTCTGCATCAGCACGTTCGACATTTGCAGCGTGTCGGTGTTGTTGACTTCGAACCACTTGGGCATGTCTTTGGCTTCGGCGGCCTGCCCACAGAAGTTGACGAACTGCACGACGTTCACGCGTTTGTTCGTTTCCCCGTTGCCCAGGACCACCGCGGCGTTGCCGTAGCCTTTGACGGAGTGGTTGAAGTTCTGAAAGCGGATGTTGATGCCGAAGATGCCGCCGATGTTTTCGATGTTGCCGACGAGGAACAGGCCGTTGAAGAAGTTGTCGCCGATCTTGATGTCCGCCATCGTGAGGTTCTGAATAAAGCCATGTGAGAGGTCGATCGCCGAACCCGACGCCTGTTTCGATTCGGATTCCATGCTCAGATGTTCGATCGTGTTGTTGCCTTCGGTGACTTCGATAAGGTTGATGTTGCCTTTGGCGATCAGGCGGGTGCCGTGGCTGTGCTGACCGATCAGGCGTACCTTGGCCGGGACTTTCAGCGCTGACGTGCAGGCATAGGAGCCCAGCGGCAGCAGGACGATCGTTTCTTCACCGCCGACTCCTGCGAGCGCAAGGGCTTCGTTGATCGCCGTGGCGTCATTCGTTACCCCGTCGCCTTTCGCGTTGAACGGAGCTTCCTTGACGTTGATGACGCCCATCGAGGCATTGAAGATGCCGTTCTCGATATTTTCCTGCTTCGCTGCGGTGACTTCGTAGGTCGAGCCTTTTTCGCCGTCTTTGTACTGCCCCTTTTTGTATGGCATCGCGGCTCCTTTAGGACGACAGGTCGGCGGGCTTGGGCGGCGGTTTGAGGATCTGCATGGCACCGAAGAAGGTCGGCGCGAAGCCTTCGGCAAACAAGTTGAAGCTCCACAGCGAGCCGGCGGTTTCTTCTTTCAGCCAGGGGTTGCTCGGCGTCGCATGGGCTTTTAGCCAGTTGGTCGCGTAGGGGTCGCCGCGGTAGGTGTAGCTGTTGGGCGACTCGGTTCGGAAGGTCATCCCTTCAGCTCCGCCCACGTCGGTCAGGAAGGCTCCGTACTTGACCAAGGCCCACACGATCGCCTTGACGTAGTTCGGGCCGGTCAGTTTTTCGACCTGCGTGTGGGTCAGGTTCAGCCGGAACCAGCAGCCGTTAGGCGGCGCGTATTCGTTCAGCGTCCCGAGCGCTTCGTTGCCGACGACCTCGCCCTGGTGCGCAGGGAAGACGTAGGGCAGCCGGCCATCTGCGGGTGAGGCGACGACCCCTTCGCCGTATTTCGTCGTCCCCCGCGGGGCGCAGCCCGCTTCTCCGGAGCCATGCGCTTTGCGTCCCTGTACGAGCCAGAACAGCGGGTGAGGGATGGCGTCTTCCCAGCCATTGACTTCATCGGCCCGTTTGAGCTCGGGGAAGCGGATGATGCCCGGCGCCTCGCAGACGCGAGCAGATGAGCCGCCGCCCGCCTCGTTGGTCGAGCCTCCGGTGACCCGCGCCGGTGAGGCGGCGTTGAAGGGGATCAGCGAGGCCGAACTGTTCGCCGAGTAGCCGCAGCCGTATTCGCTCAGGTCGTGGCCGTGGATCGTCGCGCCGCTGCCCGGTTCGATCGAGCGAAACGTTTTGCCGTCGATGATGTCGAAGTTGTTATCGACGTTCAGCGCTTTGGCTTTGGCTTCCGCGCTTTCGGGCACGCGCACTTTCGGCCATTTGGTGAAGCCGTCTTCAAACGTCTGTTCGGTGGTGGCACGCGCTCCGGCTTCGGTCGAGCCGAGCACCGTCGGGATGCCGGTCCAGTCGTTCGCCTGCTGCGTCGTCCAGAACGCCCAGCCCGCGAACACTTTTTTGGACTGTTTTTCGATCGATTCGCGGATCAGCGTGGACGAGGGATGAACGGTTGCTTTGGTCGCATCCCAGCGCCACATGTCCGGGCGGCAGGGGCGGTGGTTGTAGAGCCAGTCCTGCTCTTTGACGTAGGTATCGAATTTGGCCTGTTCGACCCCGGTGGGTTCTTCGCCTTTTTCTTTTTCGACTTCCGAGGGATGGATGCGCCCCGAGTGCTTCATTCGTAGACGACCCAGTTCACCGCGCCCGTGAATGCGGAGGCGAATTTGACCACGAACGATTCGCCCGATTTGCGTTCCTTGATCTCGCAGGCCACCGGCGTCCCGGTTCCTTCGAGGCTGATGATGATCGTGACCCCGCTGAAGGTGTTGGGGGCTGGGATCGTGCCTTCCGTGACCCCCGTGAATTCCGAGCGACCACGTTCGAGCGGGATCAGTTTGGAGATTTCGGAGATGAACTTGGCGCGGTTGATCGATTTGTTTTCGAGGTCAACGGTTTTGATCGTGCCTTCCGCGATCTTCGCGCTCGTGACAGCTTCGTTAGCGAGGTATTCGGTGATGACGCTGTTGGGCGTCAGGCCGGTGCCTTCTCCTGGCGGCACGCCGAGGATTTCCGTGCCCGCGTTGGTCGTAAAGAAGGAGAACAGGTAGCGCGTGCCCGCTGTCGTCACAAGGCTGGTCGGTTCAGCGCCCCCCACCCAGCTCACGCCTTTCCACGTCATTTTGCGCCCGCCCGTGGCGTCCTGCGTGGTGATGAGCGTCAGTTCCGCCGCGTGCGTCGTCGGGGCGTTGATGACTTCAAATTCGGTCGTCGCCACTTCGAGCGTTACGCGGAAGACGGTGGCTTTGGAGAGGTCGAGTTTCGTTTTCGCCGTCGTCGCTTTGAGCGATTCTTCTTTGAAGCCTTCGAGGTCGGTCAGCGTCTTGGCCGTGATCGCCGCCATGATCTGA